TTACTTACGGCCCCGGCTTCATTGGCGTGACGGTATGTCCCACTTAGGCGCCAGCCACGGAGATTTACGACCCTGTGGCCCAGGTCGAAAGGCGGATTTATTTCCGCAACAACAACAACTATAACAAAGAACTAGTATTTAGTATTTACGTGTTTTCCTTATGTTTATTTTGTTTTATGTTTTATGTTGTTGAACACTCTCGCACGACTATTTAAAGTCGCGGGAGCTCAACCCAATAGGCTCGAGAAGGTATTTATCAGCAAGTCGAGTGCCGACCTTTCCAACTGCAGCGCCTATGCCATTGAGGATGCTTCCGATCGCGTTGGGTGGATTGGAGACAATGATACGCTGTTCAAGGGCAGCGGCTCTCTGAGGAGCAGTGTCAATTGCGGCCTCTCCAATGGAAGCAAATTTGGCGTCATGAAGGCCGGACATGACCATGTCGATGGCACGAGTGTCCTGCCTAGAATGCATGGAGCCTCTGGCATGTTTTGTTGGGAGTAAGAAAGACTCCCACCGAGCGTTAATTGTGATCATGAACTGAGTGTTGGCCACAGTGCCCAACTCCGTGAAGAAAAGGAGACGTGGTCTCCTATAGAGGACGTTTTCCTCAATGTCTACGCTCGTATCCATCTCTGCCGATGGCACGCATGGCACAAAGTCAATGGCTCTCGAGGGGCACCAGGAGAATTCGAGCCCAACGGATGGGTCGAACATCGAAGCTCCCTGTTGGAGAAGCCACGTCTTGTACGCAGCGGCGGATGCAGAGACGGAGCCGATCGTATTGTCGACTGAGGCGCAGACAAAATATCCTGCGGCATTTGCGGTGTCATAGGCAGAGGTTTTCTGCACTTTGACGCAGAGTCCGACACATCGCAAGTACTTGGAGTCGCTTGTGATGAGGCCGGCAAGATTGGAGTCGTTTGTGGAGGTTGTGAGGGCCACCCAGGCACCACCACCGGTGGCGGTACTCTGGAGAAGGCCGGTAGGGACTGGGTTGACACAGAAACCTGTCTGTCCACCAGAACCTGAGTATATGGTGAAAGTGGTACAGGAATCAATGAATTCGCCCTTGCCGGTATAAGAATCACCCCAGGGTAGCTGGGGTGAGTGGCAGGGATCCAACAATTGGCGGAGTAGGCCAGCAGCGTATGTGACTGAACTGTCGGGTGTATGCCCTCCACGGGCAACCACGGGTTTGGATGGTGGTATAAGACGCTTGGGTCCAGCCCGAGCAACGGGGGCTTGGACTGATAGGCGTGCAATGGCACGTTCAAGAGCAGCGAGTCGATTGGGTTGAGCGTTCGCGGCTCGTTTACCCCGTTTGTTTTGACGTCTGCGGGGCATGGGGATTATTTCGTGCGGCCCAGCAGACGATGTTGAATTAGAGTGCATCAGTAGACACGATGCTATCCCACACGTGGGAGCGGAACTCGGTGTCAAGATTGCAGGTCTTTATTTCATAGAGGAGGGCGTCGTAGCAAGGCGGCGTCAAATTGTACCTACGACAAGCAAACTCAATTGTTGAGTCGTCATACTCACATGTGTTACCACGATAGTGGTGTGTCGACACATGAGAAGCCAAATCCTCCTGAGTGATGTACTCGTCCTTCGTGAGCAACATGACTCTTTCAATAAAATCATGCAGGAGAGGCACGCACTTAACTTCGTTGCGCATTCCAAGAGCTCTCAATTTGCTCTCGGCTTTCAATCCTGCATTCAAGACGTGCGTATCCGCAACGTGCTTTATAGTCATAAGTCGTGAGATCATACGTCCCAGTTTTGGGCCGAAGTAGTATGCATTGCCAACCGGATAGAACAGTCGAGCACACAGGTCAACTTGAGACAAATCTCGAGCAACTTTAGACTTAAGTT